CATCATTTGAAGGTGTGACGGATGGCAACCTTTTTAAACAATCAGCTATGAGTAAATTTGTCATTCCGAATCCGCATTGTTTAATTGCTTCTTCTCTGCTGATACAATCCTCGCAAGGTTCAATTGTTGGTACAGATTTTAATATATTGAATAGTCCTGTAATATCTGTTTTCCAATGAGGGTATGCTTTCATGTTTTCTAAATCGTCACCATCAAAGTCTGCTTTCGGAAATTTTTTCAAAATATCATCTAGGTTTATCAATCTCATTCGCTCTCACTCTCCATTCGTTGTTTTAGATAAGCTTCTACAGCATTTTCATTTACTCCAAAATTTTCATTCATGATTGCATTAAACGTTCCTATATTCACTCTTGTCTTCATAATCGCATCAGCAGATTGCTTAGAGAATGTTTTCAATGCTGTTTCAATCTGACGATGTGTTAAGTGCTTGCCTCCTACAAAACTTGCCATAACTCTCATCGTAGTAACAATATCATTCAAATTATGTATCGAATTATTTTTTATAAATAAATTAAACGATGATTTATTCATTATCATTTACCTCCCATGATTTATCTTTTGCCCATCTCCTACACCAATGCTCAAAGCACGCTACGTATCCGATATAATGTCCATCTATATCACAGTTGCAAGTGATATCCTTTTCTCCAGTTCTGATATTATGTCGGCAATTACAGCATACTTTTCCATTTTCAACACTCATCACCTATCATCTCCTTTAGAACCCTTATACATCGGTTATATGGATACTCTGCTATCTTATCCTTGTCTCTCATCTGTTCCATCTCTTTAATAGCTTCTCTGATTAAATCCTTGGATACATACTTAACTACTGATTCTCCATCAACTAGAACATCATTTATATCAGCTATTCCACCTATACTCATTCTCATTCATCAATCACCACCTTTATGTAAGGACAACTTTTATTTACACCAGTTTTATTTTTATAATGACTCATCCAACTGTATATTGTACTAGTGCTAACCTCACACATCTTTGCAAGATCTACTATCGAGTCTGCTACTGCAAGAGGTAATTCGTACTCATCGCTTGATACCTTCATATATAACACCATAGCAACTACCTCTTTTCGTATATCGGAATCTTTACTCTTACTTTTTTCTTTTTGTATTTATATTTAATAATCCATACTTTTTTGTAACATACACCCTTATTTAATGCTTCCTCATGACTGTCTACAAATATATCAATCTGATTGCTTGATAAACTCCCAGTGTCTTCAGCTATATACTCTTTATTTCCTACTCGTAACTTAGTTCCATATTGTATCATATTAGGATTTACAGCTACTGTTCTCCCTGCTTTTGCTTTAACTCCGGTTGCTGTCACACCGTTTGATTTACCACAACATTGAGAGCATGGGCAATAATAAGTTATAAGGAACTTACCAATATATTCTTTCTGTTTTACCTTTACCTTAGTTTTTATGTATCTATATTCATAACCTATCACTTTATATTTAGCCTTGTTTCTTGCTTCAACCTCTACTGATATCTCAGCACATATTGCAAGTATGACAAGTATTATAAATATCAATCGTTTCATATCAACCTCCTACCATTTCAGTCTCTGTCCACATCTAGGGCATCTATCTTCCCTAAAACGTAAATACGACTTCCCACAAGTAGGGCAGTCGTATGTAGTTCTGATGATTCTAGCTCCTTCTGCTTCGCCATCATCATCCATATATTCAAGAACTTCTTTAGGTGTATTTAGGTCATCCATCATATTAACTCTCCAACATCCTTTTTAAAATTCCATGTACTTTAGTTCCATCTTCAAGCATTATAAAATCAGACTTGCTCTGTTCATACATATCTATTCGTTTTTTATCTGATTTAATCAAATCAATGAATCTGAATGATATTATATGATCTAGTTGCTTTACTGTTATTATAGGATTATTATTGCCACAGAATGTCCATCTTTTAAATGCTAGTATCTGATTATCCTCTAATCTGTCAATAGTGAAGTATCGTCTATCTCTTGTTAGAGTTTTGCATTCTACTGCATATGGCATATCATCTTTTGCAGCTACTATATCAAAGGGCTGTGCCCCACGGGCATCAGGCGTTATGAAATGCACCCAATACCCATGCTTTGCAAGTATATCACACATGTCTTGTTCAAATTTAGTTCCTAAAACCTTGTTATTCATTAGAACGGCATGTCTCCCACTTCTTCTGTAACTTCCATGTATCCATCTTTATCAGCCTTAACATTGCTAGGTTCTACCCATGCAGGAAGATCTGCCTGCTTATCTTTATGGATAAAGTAGCTGATTTTTGCAGTAGTATCTCCGTTGTACTCTTCATGCTTAACTTTTACTGCTCCAACCTTACCTATCCAGTTCTGCATGTTGAAGTCACCTTCTTTAATATCCTTGAATGAATCAAAGAACGATGTAAGCATTCTATTTGTAATTTCTGGTTTGTCATTAAGAAAAGTTATGTAATGATACAGAATCGTAGTGCTTCCGCTTACCTCAAACTGAAGTACAAGCATATCGTTTCCAACCTTACTTACAGCCTTATCTGCTGACTTGATCCTAACTCTGTACTGTCCCTCTGGAAGTACCTCAAACTTTGTTTCCTCTCTCTTAAAATCCCAACTCATTGTTTTAATCCTCCTTTTCATATTCGTTATAATTAATAGGATAATCTGCATCCTCTCCTATTTCATCTATAGTTACCCAGTATGAATTATTAAAGTGATAACCATTATCTCGTATACTCAAACTGAGATAGTTTGCATTTGGGTTATACTCTTTATGAATAGCCTCAATCTCTTTTAGCTTTTCCAAGATACGTTTTTCACATTCAGCTCTTGTCATCTTTATTAACCTCCCAGTCTGCAATCTCTTCTACTACACATCCTTTACGAGTATCTATCTGATTCTTGGCATATATATTCTGTGTTGCTTCAAGTAGAACTCCATGCTTGCCCTCTTTGTTTACAAGAATTCTACCTACTGCATCACACAGGCCACATATATTATCAAGAATCTTTGTACTTATCTTTGGATAAAGCCTTGAATACTGAGTACCATCAGGATGTGTAAATGGCTCAGTAGTTTCCCATGCTGTCCATACTATATTTACTCCCCATGACTTCATGTATCGTAAGCTGTTCACAAGCTTGAACTGCATGTACTGGTAATCAGCCATTGCAGGAACTCCCTTGTTTTTGCCTTTACTTCCTAAGTCGGATAAGATACATCTCTCAAGCTCAGAGATATTATCTACAGCAACTGTAGTAATGTTATTATCTTTTAAAAACTTACAGTCGTTCTCTCCAATTTCTTTTAGGACATTTGTCCAGTCCTCAAAAGTATTGATATTATCAATCTGCTGAACCATCAGTCTGCTAGTATCTTTAACTATCTCTTTCTTTGCAAGTGTTCGTGAGATAGTTCTGTCTATATCAAGGACCAATGTATTATCCTTACTCTTTTCAGCTATCAGACCTATCGCAGTAGACTTGCCTACTCCGGGCGCACAGTACAAGAGCGCTGTGTATGGAGCGTTACTTACTTCTTCAATCTTCTTTACATTTAGCATCTTTTCGTCCACCTTTCATAAATTCTATATAATTCTCATTTGGATTATAATTCAAGCAAATGCTAGAATATTCACATCTGTTACCCCATTTATTACAGTGCTGAGTATTCATGTAAAAATCATTATCCTTTTCAGCTTGTTCCATGTCATCACATATCTTTGAAAAGTTTGATTCAGCAAATGCTTCAACTTCTTCATCTGTTCTTGTTATCTCAAAAAGTCTTATTTTTGAATCAGTATCTTCATCAAACCATTCTAACATTCTATAAAAGAACTCATCATCTGTTTCATTTTTCTTTTGTCTGATAGTTGGTTTCCTGCATACTGTATAATATACTTTTCGAGATCCAGTTAGATACATGTAAGCAAGTATTTGCTCATCCCATAATAGATTATACTCATACTCTTCTGTTATTTCTGATGAAGTTGTTTTATGTTCTACGATACATCCATCTTTTGCTATACCATCAACACGACCTACCATTACATGATTGCCTACTTTTTTCTGTCTCCATTCCTCAACACTTTTTACTGGAAGTTTTGGATATATGTATGTTAAGTAAGCTCTAGCCATTGCTGATTCTTTTGTACGTTCAGATAAATCAAGTTTATCATTTTTATATAACTCTTCTAACAATGCATGATAGTTCGTTCCAGTTGTTAATGCTTCTGATTTTTGTACTGGCTCAAGATCTTGTATATACTTAAAATAGTACGCTCTTCTGCAGGCCTTAAATAATTTAAGTTTTGAAACACTACTTCTCATCCATAGACTCCTCCATTGGTATCTCTGAAAGAAGCTGTTCTATATCAGCCTTATACTTCTTGTTGTATTTTATAAAATCGGCATCATCTTCCATAGGCTCAAAGATAGTATCAACATTCTCTCTAAACATAGCTTCAAATGCTAATCCTTCAAACAAATTCTTACTACACATGTAGGTATGAACTGAATGTATCAGCGTGCATATATCAGCACATATCTCTGCTCCTGTACCAGTAGCTTCAAGATTTATCTTACCATGGTCGCATTCATACTTAATCATAATATTATTCTCCTTTTTCTATTACTAATCTTATCTTGGCTTCTGTTACTTTGCTAGGCTTCTGATGTCCATTTTCAACTGCATTAATTGTCTGCAGAGTTACTCCGGCACGTTTAGCAAGTTCCGTCTGACTAATCTTATGTCTTGCTCTGTACTCAATCATTTCTTTCTGTAAAGTCATGTATGATAACCTCCTTTCATAATATCTATACTACATGTAATATATTAACATATTTACATGCTTTTGTCGATATATTCTTTAATATTTTTTATATTTTTTTTAAATGTATGAATGTATGAAATGTATACTTATATAAAAAGTATATATAAAAGAATATATTATATAAAGATATTTACGTTGGTATACATTTCATACATTTCGTACACTAATCATGCACTACTTCCAACTCTTTCGTAATGCGATTATACTTATAAAGACTATCACTAAGCACATCAGTATTTGGAACCTCTGTCCTGTTTATTAGTTTTATCAAATCTATTAATTCACTGTTACTTTCAAATACTCCTGCTTTAAAAAACAGTATCTCATGCACACTACTTGGTATAATAAATATCTCATCAGCATCAGCAACTTCTGTTGCCTCATCAAGAATATCAGTATTACATAAGCATCCTGCATCATACATAAAAGTATTAGAATTAATAACGTATAATATATTATCCTCCGGTATTTCAAGCCCAATCCCAATAGATCTTAGCTTGTCACTTACAGATGATATGTTGTAGTCATGCTTAGAATTACTAATTGCTATTTCAAATAATTCATCTTCTGTTACGCTCCATCTATCAAGTAATGGTGTTTTTATTATTAAAGAAAAATCATTGTGAATTATTCTTATATACTGCTCAATATCTAAGAAATCTCTTTTAATAGCATCATCCTCAGTCTTCATACGCACGCATACCTTAAGAAGTGGTTTTGCTATATCAAAATTATCTATTAGTGAGTTAACGTCATTATACATAGACGTTCCTTTATTTATGCTATTCTTTACTGATTTAATAAAAGCATCAACATTATCTTCTGTGACTTTTGCAAGCATATCATCATATACTATAGGTCTAACATCACCAGTTCCTATCAATATACACTTATGATCTACTCCATCCTTTGATATTACAGTTTCTTCAACTGGAACTCCAAGTCTCTCTTTGATTTCTTCTAAACTAATCATAGTCATTCTCCTTTTTTTAATATTCACATTCAAGATATGGATAAATTGTAAGACCGTGATCTTGAACGCTTACTCTTGTAAACACATGCTCCAGAATCATCTTAATATCTGCATCGCTAAGGCTTGTGGTATTACCTTCCAAGTCATGATTAGCTATTATAAGATTTCCTGCAAGCATTGGCACTACTTCACCATCTGTGATAGATACCGCTGATATTATTGGACTATCTTTAAGCAATCCTTCATCATCAACCCATATATCAAATCGCTTGCTACCAATCTTTCGATTTGCTACATCCATACATCCACATTCCAGATGCTCATAGAAATCTTCAAGTTCGTTGATTTCTGTTTCATACACAGCCTCTGTTACAGGCCTTGTTACTGAGATAACTAAACATCTTGCCATTCTGATTAACCCCCTTTCTAAATATTTGCTAATCTGGTTAGCTGTTTATTGTACTTAACAAGCTTCTTGCGAGTAACATATTTCTGCTTACTTGTTAGGAATCCATTTTTAAGCAGGAACTCTGATACGCTTGAAAGAAACTTGCTATCAGCACCATTAAATCCAACTCCATTATGAAGCTTAGTGTATCCTGCATCTTGCTCATCAGATGTCTGACAAGCGTACAACTTCTTAAGAGCACCATAAAGCACTGTGTCATTTGTCTGAATCAGATCCCGGATTTCATCCTCTGTCCAGACACGCTTCTTAGGCTTCTCTTCCTGCATATCAACAAGATATATGTTTTTATAATAATCCGGTATGGTTATAAAACCATGCTCACGCTCATATGCAAAGTATTTGTCATAAAATGGCTTAAGGTGGTCTGGCTGTTCTGCACAGAGGTCGAAGTCTCTACATTCTTCTGATTCGGCATATGACTTAAGTTCATCATAAGTTCCAACCTGCCTATATCCCTGCATTTTAGCAACCCATCTTGATTCCTTTAAAATTACATCTAAACTTATAATTGTACTCATGGCATCCTCCAATCTCCCGGAGTTTTGCCCCTCCTGGCGGGCCAAGATTTTGACTATTTCTCGATTCTCTTTATCATTAATGGGCTCTTGCCGTTATTAAACACTACTATGTAGCATGTGCTGTATGATAAATCCTGCTTTATGATGTGTGAGATATGGCATTTCTTAACTCGTCCATATCCTTTATGATTCCTGCACATATCTCTGAGAACTATAAGCTTGTCTTCTGAATTAACCTTGATTATATTATCACTATCTTCTTTGCGATTACGATATCTGTCACGATTCTTGGATTCACATGCCTTTGCTTCTTCAATAGTCTCTACGAAAACCTTGCGATTTCTGTCTAATCCATACCAAACTTTCTCAAAAATCTTCTCACCTCTATCATTCCAAAGTGTAGAATCATCCATGCTGTCAGAAGCACATCCGGCGAACTTCTCAATTGTTACTATCATTAACTCTCCCCAGTAATCATCTTCATAAGATGATTCACAATGAAGTCTGATTCGATATACGTCAGTTCCATCTGTTAAATCTACTTTTGCGATTTCTCCCTGCGATCCTCTCATTGTTCCTATGTTGAACATCATACCCTTTGCTAAATACTCGTTAACTACCTCTGTGAAAAACTTCTGAATATCCTTAGAAAAAATTACGTTTGCCATATTAGTGACCTCCTTTATATTGGGTTCATGTTTTTGTTTACACTGTAATAGTAACATGTTTTAACATACATGTCAACATTTTTTTTAAATTTTTTTAAAAATTTTTCAAACATAATAAAACCCTACTGCCTAGTAGGGTTTTGAACATTCTGATACATCATTACAATCTGTTTCATTCTTGCAGGAACAACGTTGAAGTGATTACACTCATCACAGCAAAGCCCTGTTTCTTTTACTGGATATGGATTATGTCCATAACCTTTAATCAGCTTTCCGCATATACAACAAATCTCTTTTCTATCTGACTTCATAAATTATTTATTCTCCTCCTCATCATCAACTAACGGATTCAGAGCTGACCATATCAGCATTCCTGCTAACAACATCCCACAGCCTACTGACATCCACGTTTTGTTTGAACTGTAAAATATCATTATCAATATCAGTCCTATGATATTTACGGCTACACTCATCGCTCTTGCTCTTCTTACTATTTCCTTCATACAATAATTACCTCCTACCATTCGTAATAGTATTTATAAATATCATCATCGTTATCATCGTAAATCGCAAGCGTTCCTATCTCGACTTCTTCTACATGAGATATCTTGCTATATCCTATACTCTTAAGCCATTCAACTAAATGCTCTTTGATCTCAGCTTTGGCCACTATCTTGACATAAGCACTGTGGTCATTGTATGCCAACATATCTACCTCATAGGCCATGCTCCACGTATTCTTCCAACACAGTACTTCGAAGTACAGCTCCTGCCACCGCCTGATGTCACCAGTAAAGTCTCTGTGATCTATTCTAACTACTACCGCTTTCTCAACTTCAACTACAGCCTCTGCTTCAAATCCTTTACTCATTTTAAATCCTCCAATCCTTAAATTAAATCCATTATTATATCAGCTAATTCAATCTGTCGTTCATAGACACTTGCAGGAACTTCTCTACCGGATTCTTTGTATGACTGAATAGCTTCTTTACCCCATTCATAAGCTGCTCTTGCTTTATCTAGTTCATCAGCATTTTCAATCTTTACAAAATATCCTGCACCACCAAGTTCCGAATCAATTTCAGACCATGCTTCTTTAACTTTTTGTGCATCCTGTTCAGACACTATCTGAGCAGGCTTCTCTACCATATATTCACCATCACAATCTCTCAAAACTGTAACCTTAACCATCTTCATAGTAAAATCCTCCATCCCCTAAAATTGTTCATAAAGCAAATTTGACTCTGAGTTATCTGAGTTCCAAAACTCTGTTCTAAGGAGCTTAACGTCCATCGAGATCTCACATTTATGAACCACTGATGTGACTGTTTCATATACCGGCATGATGGTTTCATACCAAAACGCTCCATCTTTAAAATTGTACTGCTTATAATAGCGACCATACTGGTCCATCTGAGATGTTTCTATCTCAAAATCACAATCGTGTTTCTGCACAAAACCTTTTTTCAATTCCTCATATTCTGAATAATCAACAACCTTCATAATAACCTCCTTACTTAATTGGTGTAAAATATGTAACTCTACCATCATCAGTATGTTCTAATGCCCACTGCTCTGCATCATCCTGCGATTCAAATCCCCATCTAGCCTCCATGAATCTACCATCCTTAAAATTATATTCAACTACCCAAATTTTCATATTCCTGACCTCCATTATTTTGAGTTCTGATATCTTGCTACTTTTCAGTTCCCGAGACCTTAGATTTCTAAAATCCCGAACCCTTACTTCCTTCGCTTAGGCTATCATATCTTCTGTTTACATTAACATAATAACATGCCTATAAGTATATGTCAACAACTTTTTTAAATTTTTTTAAATTTTTTTAAACATGAGTAAAGCCATAATAAAAGAGCCATGGAACTACATATGTAATCCCACAGCTCTCTGTACGACTCTAGGAGGCCGTACATCATGGCTATTTAATTATACTACAATGTCCTTAGTCTAACAATGGTTGCATTGTAAAGTTTTGGTGAAATCATGTGCACTGCATCCAGTAGCTCATCTATCACTGGCAATATCTGATTAACTGGCAACCCGGTTATAGCATCAGAGAATTCACTACCGCTATCATAACTTACTTGTTCGGGTGGCTCTGCTGATTGCGAGTATGTTACTACCGGCGGTTGTCCATCAACATAATGCATGTTATTTAAGATAGTATAAAATGCGGCCAACTTTATGCAAGTTCGTGCATCGGGATTACGTTCGCCTTGACACTCTGCTATTGCATCAAGTAGATCTTGTTCTTTTATCAAGGCAAACACCCCCTTACATAGATTCCATCTTTCTTATAACTTTGTTAATATCCGACCTTACTTCAGATGGTGCTTCTTCCATGATTTCTTTCAGCTCTTCAATAGTTCCATCATGATATGAATAACCTTCATTCATAGAATAGC